ACAACTTTCTAGGATTTTCTTAATACCATGACCGGCGAGAAAAAGAAAAAACGCAACTTGTCGGCAGAAACGCAGGCCCGGCAACGTGAAGCCGCTAACACAATCAGTCGCGAAAAAACCGCCAGCGTCAAAGAAGTCGGACCGCTTCCGCCGATTGTCGATCCGGTCCGTCGTGAGCGTTGCGGAAAAAGCCTTGAGTTATTTCTGCTGACTTACTTTCCTCAGTCCTTCAAACTTCAATTTTCCGACGACCACCGGAAGATTATTGGAAGAACAGAGACCGCCGTGAATGAAGGCGGTTTGTTCGCTTTGGCTATGCCACGTGGTTCCGGTAAAACTACGATTTGCATTCGTGCCGTCTTGTGGTCGCTCCTTTACGGTAAGCGGCGTTTTGCGGCATTGATCGGTGCAAGTTCTGACGCGGCAAACGAGCTGCTTTCAGAACTCAAAATTGAGATTGAAACAAACGATTTGCTTTTGGCTGACTTTCCTGAGGTGTGCCATCCGATTCGTGCTCTTGAGGGTGAAGCGAAACGGGCTCCTGGCCAAATGATCGGCGGAGTCAGGACCCGTATCGGCTACAAAGGCAAGCAGTTGATTTTGCCGACGATTGCTAACAGTCCTTCCAGCGGTGCAATAGTTCGGGTTACTGGCTTGCTCGGCCGAGTTCGCGGAATGAAGTACACCACGGCGGACGGTGAATCTTTGCGTCCTGACCTAGTGATGATCGACGACCCACAGACCGACGCGTCGGCAAGAAGCGAAAACCAATGCTCGATGCGTGAGCGTGTGCTATCGGGTGCGATTCTCGGTCTAGCAGGTCCTGGTAAGCGGATCGCGGGCGTGATGCCATGTACGGTGATTCGCAAAGGCGATATGGCGGACCGTATCTTAAATCGCGTGATTCATCCGCGTTGGAACGGTGAGCGTTGCCGACTGGTCTATCAGTGGCCGACGAACCAAGAGCTGTGGGACACCTACGCCGAGTTGCGTATCAGCGATTTGCGGCAAGGTAATGACAAGCTACCGCAAGCAACAGAACATTACCGCGAAAACAAATCGGCAATGGATGCCGGTTCACTTGTCGGCTGGCCGGACCGCTATGAACCGCATGAGCTATCGGCAATCCAGCACGCATGGGATCTCAAGCTATCGAACCCAGATACTTTCGATGCTGAATACCAGAACGATCCGAAAGAGTCGCTGTCAAGCGTTGCAACCGCAAGAGCAGCAACCGCCGAGGCTATCTGCCAGCGTGCTAGTGGTTACGCTTGTGGAGAAATACCGAAAGCGGCTCAACATTTGGTTTGCGGCGTAGACGTTCAAGGCAACGTGTTTTTCTACGTCGTGCTTGCCGTTGGTCAGGGCTTTTCGTCGTGGGTTGTTGATTACGGAACATGGCCCGATCAGCAAAAGACCTATTTTTCGCTTAATGAAGTCGATCAAACAATACAAGCCGTAACCGGCGTTGGATCGTTGGAGGGTAGCTTGCTTGCCGGTTTGCGTCGGCTCGAAACACATCTTGTGACACGCAATTATCGACGCGACGACGGAGCTCCGATGCCGCTTGAGAGGATCGTTATCGACGCTAACTGGGGACCGTCAACGCAGACGATTTACAGTTTTATTCGGCAATCCGAACAAAGAACGCTGTGGCTTCCGTGGCATGGCAAGGGCATTGGTGCTAAGCAATCGCCAATGGCAAGCTGGCCGCGTAAGCCCGGCGAAATCGTTGGAGATCATTGGAAAATAACCGCAACGCAAGTAAAGAACCAGGAACCGCGACACGTAATCGCGGACACCAACTACTGGAAAACTTTCGTTCACGCACGACTTCAGCAACCTGACGGTGAGCAAGGTGCTTTGATGCTTTTCAAGGCTTCTCCGATGCGTCACCGCATGTTTGCGGATCATGTTGCGGCAGAGCAACCGATTGAGACATCGGGCCGAGGTCGTGAGCTAGTTGAATGGCAATTGCTTGTAGGCCGAGATAACCATCTACTCGACTGCCTCTCAATGGCATTCGTTGCGGGCTCAACGATGGGTGTTAGGCTTCGTGAGCATGAACAATTCAGCGTGCCAGCGGGTCCAAGAAAGTCACTAGCTCAGATGAGAGAGGAGGCGTTAAATCGTAAGAAAAACCGCTAGTTGACAGCGTATGGTACAATTTAGATTGAGGAAACCTACCATGCCAAACACAGACGGATCATTGACACCCGGCGAGATTGCCGACAAAGCTCAAAAGCCGCAGAGCGTATCGGTTGACGGTACTTCGGCAACGAGGGCTTCAACGTCGGAATTGATCGAAGCCGATCGGCATCGAGCCGCTAACAATGCGGCTCGTACTCCGTTCCGTGGTTTGGTGTTCGCAAAGATTCGAAAAGGCTCCGCAGTCAACGAGTAACGCTTGATGATTCTTGACCAGTTCGGCCAAAAGATTCAATCCGGTCCGACTATTGCCCAACGTGCAATGTCGGCAATGCGTGCATCCGCTCGTGCCGAACTTGCTGCCGCGTATGATGCCGCACAAACGACCGGCGAAAATCAAAGACATTGGCGTTATGCCGATGACCTTTCTGCGACCTCTGCGAACTCTCTTGAGGTCCGGCGGACTCTTCGCCAGCGTGCCCGATATGAATGCTTGCAGTCCAATAGCTTTGGCAATGGCATTGTCAACACGATTGCAAACGACACGATTGCAACCGGTGCGACTTTGCAAGTTCAGATGGATCGCCAGTATTCGCAAGCGATTGAATCTAAGTTTTGGCAGTGGTCGAAGAAAGTTAAGCTAGCCCGCAAGCTCAGAACGGCTCGACTTGCTAAGTGCGTGGACGGTGAAACCTTCATCATGAAGGTGAATAATCCGGTTATTCGCGATGCCGTTCAGCTTGATATTCAGGTGATCGAAGCCGATCAAGTCTCAACGCCTGGATGGATGGAAGGCAGGCCCGGTGCCGTCGATGGCATCATTTTCGACCGGTACAATAATCCAGCGGTTTACCATGTTCTCAAGCAACATCCAGGCGATACATGGGTCATCAACTCATTTGAGAAGTACGATGTTATCGCGGATGATATGATTCACCTATTCAACGCGGTCCGTCCTGGTCAGGCTCGTGGAATTCCTGAGGTGACTCCGGCCTTGCCTCTTTTTGCGATGCTTCGCCGGTATACGCTTGCAACTATCCTTGCTGCCGAGACTGCCGCCGATTTAGCCGCTGTGATCCAGACTACAGCCAATGCCTACGATTCAACCGGTGCCTCGACGGACCCAGCAATCCAGCCGTTTGACACGGTACAGATCGATAGAGGTATGATGGTAAGCCTGCCGCATGGCTGGCAAATGAACCAGTTTCGGCCAGAGCAACCAACGAGCACGTATGAGCAATTCCGCAACGCGATCCTTCAGGAGATTGCTCGATGTGTGCACATGCCAGAGAATAAGGCTCTTGGATCAAGTGCAAGCTACAACTACTCTTCAGCTCAATTAGACGATCAAATCTACTGGCACTCGATCCACATGGAGCGTGAGACGCTATGGGAGCCTGACTGCCTAGACCGTATCTTTGCGTGGTGGTTTGAGGAAGCCGCGAACATACCTGGATACCTGCCACCGATTCCGGTGTTGGGTGAGCCGCCGATTAAGTGGGTGTGGCCTGCTAGGTTGTCGGCTAATCCAGCCGCAGAGGCAGATGTTGCCATCAAGTTAATTAACGCTGGTTTGCTACTCGATGAACAGTACCTTGAAAACCAAGGAATTGATCCAGAGTGGTTCAATGCTCGGATGACTGAGCAAATCAACCGTCGCAAGTCGTGGGGTACTGTGAGTCAAGAAACGGCCCAGGTGATGGCAACGGAAAGTACCGGAACTGCCGAGCCGACATCGAACGGTGCAAAGGTTGCTGATACTGCACTCAACGGGGCTCAAGTAACTGCCGCTTCTCAGATTGTAGAAAAGGTTGCAGCCGGTATTTTGCCTCGTGGCTCTGGCATATCTCAACTTATCTTCTTCTTCCAGTTGAGCCCACAACAAGCCGAGCAGGTTATGGGAACCGCCGGGACGCCAGATTTCCAGCCGGCAGGAACAACGATACCCATAAGCGATGTTCCAATCGTTAGCGATGACCCAGAGTCCGAAGCTCAGGCAAGCCAATCATCCGGCGAGTATATGGGCCTGTCAACTTTGCAATTCAAACGCAACCAGAAGGCGATTTTGGAGACGTTGAAGAAGTTGGCCGAAGGCTCATTGACTCCAAGTCAAGCCGAGGTGTTTTTGGCTGGCGTTGGATTGTCGCCGGAAAACATTGCCAAGCTATTGGACGACGCAAGAGATGGTTCTGTTGACAGTGTGCCGGAGGTAGAAGCGAATGGCTGATTTATCGCAGACTGCCGCAAACGTAAAGCCCGGTGAAAACATCACGCCTAAAATGCGTCAAGCTGGCGAAGCGATCACGCAGGGAATGCCGTACTACGTTTCAACGACCGATAGCAAAGCCTATCAGACCGACGCTAACGACGGAGCGGCAAAAGCCGAGGTACGAGGTATTGCGTTGACCGGAGCCGCGTTAGATGGCTGGTTTGTGGCTCAGGATGAAGGCTTGATCAATCTTGGGGCTACGCTTGCAGTCGGTACAATTTTCGTTGTTTCGGCGACAAAGGGTGCTATTTGTCCAATCGCTGACATTACCAGCGGCCAGTACGTTTCGCCGTTAGGTGTGGCAACGACAACTTCGTTACTGAGCTTAAAGCCTGACCCAAGCGGAGTAACCAAAGCATGAGCAAGAAACTACGTTTGGAATCGACTGGCAAAGTTGAACTTACCGCCGAAAATGGTCAAGCTAAGTTTCGACTTTACGCCTACACAGGCGGTGTGATGTATCCAAAACTTGCGATCCGCTGGAATGGTCCGGTGGTTACCGATATTGCAGGTATCGAAATCCGTAGCGATACAATTCCAGTTCATCGCGATCACGACACAACCAAGCCCGTCGGGCATACGCTATCGATTGACGCAGGGCAAGAGCTTATTGCAGATGGCGTGTTTTCGATAGCAGGCAAAGACACAGAGCAAATCGTCGAAAGTGGCAAGGCGGGATTTCCTTGGAAGGCAAGCGTTGGACTTTCGATTGTCGATTACACAGAGATACAAGACGGCCAATCGATCACGGTCAATGGTCGTGATTTTGATGGTCCGGTTCTAGTAGTTACCTCAAGCGTTCTTGAGGAAATTAGCTTCGTCACGGTGCCGGGTGACGCAGAAGCTAAGGCTGAGATTCTGGCACGATTAAGCAACGGGGAGGCTAACATGCCTACGTTTGAAGAATGGGTTGCTTCGCTGGGGCTTGATCCAGCCGCTATCAGCGAAGAAGCCAAGATGGTTTTGCAAAAGCAGTATGCCGAGCAAGCCGAAGACATGGTTGCACCGCCAGAGATGGACGCTGAGCAACCGAAAGAAATGGAATCGATGGACGACAAGAAGCCTGAAATGTCCGGCGAAATGTCCGAAGAAGAAAAAGCGATGGCGAAGAAAGCTACTGCAAGTGGTCGTGTCGATCTTCGTGCACAGTTGGCCCAAGAAGCACAACGAGCCGCCGATATCAATCGCTTGTGTGCGAAATTCGGTAATCCACAGGTAAGCGTCGGCGGTAAAAACGTTGATCTTGCCGCCCATGCAATCTCGGAAGGTTGGGATTTAGAGAAGGTGGAACTCGTGCATTATCGCAACGAAAAACTGCAAGCTACTCGAAGCAATCGCCCACAAGGCCCAGCGATTCACAGCAAATCGAGCAACACGCTCAATATGGCAACCTTGCAAGCTGCCATGCTCATGCGTGGTCGTGCCGACGTTGAATCCGATAAGTGGAGCGGTCGAAAGTTCCGCGACGCTTTGAAGATGGATTGGCTCAAGGCATCCAGCAACAGCGATCAGAAACAGCAAGTCTTAGAGCAAGCGTACAAGCTACGCAACGCTTCGTTGCTTGAACTAACCGCTCACGCTTTGCGTGTTGCCGGTAAGGACGTTCCTCTTGATCGTACCGACTTGCTGCAAGCTGCGTTTTCAACTGCCAGCGTCAGCAATCTGTACGGTGCGACCATCGGTGCCAAAGTCCTGGAAGGGTACAATGAAATCCGCGATTTCAGCGAAGGCTGGACCACGGAATCCGAGAACCCTGATATGGAATTGCACGAGCGTATCCGAATGGTTTCGGCCCAAAACTTGGCATACTTGCCAATCGGTGGCGAAGCCGCTCACGCAACCCGCAGTACTCTTGCGGAAACGGTTCGTGTTGAACGCTTTGCTCGCCAAATGGAAATCGATGAAGCTGATTTGCTAGGCGATAACTTCGGCAAGTTGGCTGAAACACCTCGCGATTTCGGCTTGGCCGCGGCTCGTGTTCGTCCTGACCTTTGTGCGAACATCTTGCTGGCGAACCCAACGCTAACCGCGACGGGCCGAGCATTGACCAACACCACAGACGGCAACCGCTTTGGTTCCGCTGCGTTGGCTCGTGCTACTTTGTCGGCTGCTATCGCTGCGATGAGTAAGTTCAAGGACGGCGATGCTTCGCTGAACTTGGCTCCTTCGCATATCTTGGTTCCGCCTGACTTGGCAGATACCGCGATACAGTTGACCCAGTCGGTACGCAACGCGACCACAACTGCCGATCAAGGTGAAATCAACCCGCTAGCCCGCTATGGAATCGAAGCGGTTCCTGAAGCTCGATTGGCTAACGGTGTGATCGATCCAGTTGCAGGCACTAGCCGATCGGGTTCAACTTCGACCTGGTGGTTGGTTTCTCGCGAAGCTCATACCATTGAGTTCGTTTACTTGGCCGGTGCTGGTCGTGCTCCAGTAGTGCGAACCACTCAGCTTGTTAACGGTCGATTCGGTTTGAATATCGACGTTCGCCACTACATCGGAGCTAAGGCTTTGGATTGGCGAGGATTTGTTTATAACCAATCGGCATCTTTGTAATTTGACAAACAGCCGTGGCGGTGAGTCGGCCTCCGAGTCCCTCACCTCCACCACTTGCCGTCACGGCTTTTTATGGAGGAAGGGATTGTGAGCGAAGTGATTGTGACAACAAGAAAGGTTAGCATCCAAGGCGTCGATTACACTGAAGGTGCTGACGTTTCAAAAGTTGATCCAGGCGCAATCGAGTCGATGTTATCGATGGGTTGGGCAAAGAAAGTTGAATTGAAAACGGAACCGGTCAGGGAAGTCGAGTCGATCGATAAACCGGTAGCCGTCGAAGTGAAACCAAACAAGAACAAAAAATAAGGGTTTAGAATATGGGTGCAGTTTTATACCACTCTGCGGACGAACGAGAGGTAACCGCAGGAGCCGATTTAGACAGCGGCGACATCGTGCTATCCGCAGACAGCAAAGCAATGGTTATCGTTGCTTTCTCTGGCGTGGCTAACGGTCGAGTAGGTCGTGGGCCATGTAGCGGCGTCTATGACGTTGATGCGGTAAGCTCCGATACTTACTCGGCTGGTGCGTTGGTTTACCTGACGGAATCGACTCAGGTAGCCGCAACCACTTCGGGTGCTGGCAAGATTTTGATCGGTACAGCGGCCTACGAAAAGACCAACGGTCAAACGACTGTCAAGGTTGACTTGAACGGTACACGTACCAGCGTTGATGATTATTCCTAATAGGTAGCGTGCAATGGCTGATTTGTTGAGCGATGGCGTAAATTGGTTGCTTGATACGTTGGCCGAGCACGTTTCGAGAAGTGTGGTGTATCGTCGTGCTAGCAGTAGTGCGACGATCACCGTCACTCTCGGTCAGAGTGCATGGGAACAACAGGCCGCTGACGGTTCAATCATTCGCGTGATTACGCGTGATTACATCTACAACGGCGAAGAGATTCCAAACTTTGGCTTACCGCAAAAAGGCGATGAGATCGTTGACAGCGACGGCGTTTATCAGGTTTTACCAAATGCCGGACTTCAACAGGTTCGATACTTGGACACGCGGCAGATAGGTCTTAGGATTCATACGAAACGCAGAGGATCGGCATGAGTTCAAGAGCGACGGAACTTATTCAAGGCATTGTCGATGAATTGAGGGACATTGACGCATCGGGTCAGTTCTCCTTTGATACGGTGACAATTAAGAAATCGTATGCTCAGGTTTACGAACTCGAAAGCCTTGAAGCATGGCCGACGTTGTTTGTTCGGATGGCTTCCAAGACATCGACGCCAGCAAGCCGGATACAATACAAGCAAGATTACACGATCGTCATTGAGATAGTCGGCAAGCTATCAGAGTATGCCGACACGACCGATGACGGTGTGATTGAGAACATAGAACAATGGATCGACTTTGCCGATGAGGTAGAGCGGGCTATGAAAGAGAATTGCAGGTTGATTGCAGACTGTACGCTACTAAGCATCACATGCGATCCAATCTGCGAAACTGGAAACCTTGAAGATACGAACATCTTCAGAGCCTTTCAGGAATACACTTACACCATAACAGAACGTAATACACTAGGAGCCTAGTAGATGGCAGATACGAAAACAGCGGTCGTCGGGAAGGAATGCAAGCTCTACTACTCCGACGATTACGGTACACCAGTATGGACGTTGATTGATAAGGCGATCAACGTAGGACATCCGACGATCAACAAAACCATGAACACCATTGCTAGCCGCGAAAGCGATTGGCAGTCCACTGTTCCTGGTAACAAGTCGATCCAGTTGAATTTTGGCTATCTGTACGAAGCCGGTACCGATACGGTGCTGGATGACATTCGAGACAGCTACCTGAATGACACGGTCCTAACCTTTGCTGCGATGGATGGGGCTATTGCGACGGTAGGCTCTCAAGGCTGGCGGTTTCCTGGTATCGTCTCGTCGATGACCGAAACGCAGGATTTAGAAGGCAACATTACCTACGACATTACAGTTGATTATGTTAGAATCCGCGACGGCGGAAATATAATCGAACCTGACTGGTATGAGGTTACAAGCTCCTAATGCACTCCTTCGTTGATAGGCAGAATCGGACTTGGAGAATCAATCTTAATGTGGCGTCGATCCGCAAGGTTCATGCTCAGACAGGATTGCATCTTGGCAATTTATTGAGCAGTGAAGAGGTCATCAAACTGCAAAACGATGATCTTTTACTCGGCGAGGTGCTTTGGCATCTGGTCAAGGATCAAGCAAGTGAGCAACAAATTGATCGAGACGGTTTTGAGTCTGCTCTATCTGGCAGGGTGATACTTGACGCTACGGATGCTTTGCTCGAAGAGTTTCTAGATTTTTTATCGGATGGCCGGAGGGCCGAAATACTCCGGCTGTTGCTGAAACAATTCGAAGCAACGAAGGACCTAGCACTAGCAACAGCCAAGAGCGTAGTAACAGCCGAGCCTACGAGTTAGAGCGTGAGATTGATTTGCTTGCAGGTATGCTCGGCGTTGACCCATCAAGCTGGACGTATCATGGATTACAGAGGGCGGCGGAAAGTAGAATAGAGTTTGAGTGGTGGCATACGGCCCAATTGATGGCGGCGGTCTATAATGGATCGTTGCCACGAAAAGATAAGCAAATGTGGATTGCCTCTGACTTTCATCCGATGGCAAGGAAACGTGTTAGGGCGACATTGAGTGCAAGTGATGTCCACAGCTACAAGTCGATGTGTAAGACACACACGAAGGTAAACGCGGCAGATGTGAGGGTGCGGGAATGAAAATATCGTTCTCAATGTCGTTTCGCGATAAGGAAAGATTCTTTGACCGTCAAGCGATCATTGATTCTGTTGAGCCCGCGTTTCACTCTTATCTAATGCAAGGCGGTGCTTTGGTCCGCAAGATTGCCCAGCGTTCTATTCGTCGTGGCGGAAAAAAGAGAAAGCCAAGCGATCCTGGTAAGCCGCCAAAGCATCACTTGCCTGGAAGCAACGAAGGATTGCGGCGGATTATCTACACGCTTTCGTCTGACAAGATGTCCGCAGATATCGGACCGGTCAAGTATGAAAGAGCTAGTAAGCCAACGGTTCCGGCTTTGCATGAGTTCGGCGGAATTGCTCCTGGTTTAAAAACCGTCATAGGTCCAACGGCAAAAACGCAATGGATGTTTGAGCCCGCGAATGTGCAGAAGTACCAAGGGCTTCATAATCGATTGAAGCGTCTGGAAAACTTTCAAAACCGCAGCAAGTTCAAATTGGTCGTCAATGACAAGCAGGTATATACGGCTCAGGATTTTATGATCCAGACGATTACGGTAATGGCAAAGATGCCGCCGAGACCATTCATGGAGCCCGCGTTAAATAGTCCTGACACGCAGAAAAAGCTTCAAGGCATTTGGTCGCGTGAGATAGGCAAGAAGATCAAGCAAGGCATTCGGTGGAGTAAATCAAATGGACGCTAAAGCCGCAGGTGCATACGTAACTCTATCGATCCGCGAAGACATGAAGGCCGGTATTGCTCAGGCTCAGGCTAAGATATCGGCATTCGCAGACTACGCAGCAAAAAAGACATCGAATATCTTGGACTTCGGAAAGTTCGGCAACTTTCTTGTGAGTGGTGCCGTAGTTGGGATGTTGTCAAAGATTGCAATGGAAAACGAGAACATTGCAGCGTCGGCACAGAAAGCCCAAGAGCAGTTCAATTTAATGTTTAATACGATGCTCAATGAAAACGCCGGAGCAATCAACCAAGCGTTTGAAGTATTGTCGTTTATTCTCAATAAACTAATCAACGGCTTTCGGGCTATCATTGCATTAGTTCAGGACTTTGGAGATGTCATTACCGCTACAAGTTTTGGGTTTGATAACTTCAATAAGGTCTTGGATACTCTTGATCCAGAGCCAATGGCAAAGCAAGCAGAGAATACCGGCAAACTTGCCAGTCAATTAAAGCTAGCGGCAATTGGAACCAGGCAACTAACGGAAGCCCAACGCGAACTAAACGCAGCAAACGCAGCGGCTCAAACGGCTGGTATGTCCGATATTAACCGCTTAATTCGAGAACAGGAAGTCGGCAAACGTGGAGAGACCGCAGTAAGGGCCGACGAGATTTACAAAGAAGCCTTAGACGCTCAACTTCGCTTGGTCGATGCACAGAACATTATGAACTTGGATGAACGCAAAGCGGCAGTCGATCGGGCTCATTCAATCGCAGAGGCACGCCGAGAACAATTCCTGTTTTTGGAAGATCAGAAAAAAGCCCGCGAAGAAATGATGAAAGCCCAGGAGCAGCAACTTGAAAATGAAGCCAAGATACGCGAAGAAGCCGCAAAGGTCGCCGAAGAACGCCAGCGAGAACTGGAAGCCAAACGAGCAGGCACAAGAACGGCTGGTGTTTCAGGTACGTTTGCAATTGCAGCCGCTGGCGGTAACGTCCAATACCAAACGCAAAAAGATATGCTACGCGAAATCCGAGAACAGAAGGCCTTACAGCGTCAACAGCTTGAGGCCCAACGCGAAGCCAACAGACGACCTGGAGCGAGGTTCGCATGATGGAATTGATCGAAGCCGACGAAAGCCAAAACTTTAGCGTACCGTCTAGCGGATCAACCAACGGAGACCGGACGTTTTATGTTACGGGTTCCGATGTGGCCGAGGATGTCTACGACTTCCTGGCAATCGAGCTACCACGTGATTACGGCGGATTAAGGCTAGTCGATTTTAACGTCAGGCGAATGGGTCCGGGCCTTTACTCTTGCTCGGCTCAATATGGTGCTCCAAGTGGCGGTACGGCGTCGAGAACAAACATTACTCCGACACCGCTTGAAGCAAACAGCGGATCGGATAGTTACGCGTTTTCGTTTACGACAACTGGCGGCACGTATCACACGACACACGCTAAAAGCCAAACGGCATTTGGAACGTCTCCGCCGACAATGGGAACCGTTGTAAACTGGAATGGGCAGGCGGCGGACGGCATAGATATCGTCGGTCCTAAGTTGCAGTTTACAATACGCAAGAGGAAAGCTGGTAGCCTGATTACGCTGGCCTACGTCAATACCTTGGTATCACTGACTGGCAAGACCAACAACGCGGTGTACCTTGGATTTGCGGCAGGCGAGTTATTGTTTCTCGGTGCCGATGGTCAACAGGTTCGCGGCGGTGATACGGAAATCACGTTTAGCTTTGCGGCTTCGCCAAACGCAGCAAGTGCGACGATTAACGGCGTGAGTGTTACGGATATCAAAGGACACGATTACGTGTGGTCTTATTACGAACCAGCGACGGCTAATACTCCAACGGTGAAGGGCGTTTATCGTGCAACGCTTTACGACTCCGGCGACTTCTCACTACTTGGAGCAACCTAATGGATCAAGCGTTGCCGGGTGATGAGTTAAACATTCGTGCCGATGATTGGAATCGAGTTCGTCAAGCGATTCCAAGGACATCCAGCACAGTCACAACATCTCCGTTTTTCTGCGAAATTTATTACGCAAAGACGGGCGTCAGTGGCATACCGGCAAGGAGTACCGATACACTCGGCAGCGGTGACGTTGAGATATACGCTCCTGACGATAGCGATGTTTTGCAAGCCACCGGCAGAACGGTAACGGTCAAGAATATATCTGGAACCGCAGTTGCGGCAGAAACTTACATCGTGATCGGCAGAGAAAACCGGCGGCGGACATTTACGGTTATCGTTGAATCTTGCGAGGTCGAATCGTGAGCTTCAAGAAGAATAATCCAGGCTGTCCGTGTGCATGTGGTGAGGTCACGCCAGACTGTATTGCAGAATGTTTCTGTGCAATTCGAATTGACATGCCGGAACCTGATACCGTCAACTATGGCAACGGTCCAACGTGTTCTCCATCGGATTGCGAAGAATTTGCATTGTGCTATGCGTGCTATGCGATATTCGATGGGATATGGAA